CAATTGGTAAAATGCTCATATACTCAGAGAATAAAGTTAATGGCACAAGTACAGCTACAGATGTAAATACATATAAATTAATTGATTCTTTAGGAGCATTTATAGCAAATGGTGTAGCTGCAGGAGATATTGTTGCGTTTATAAAGAATGGAGTAACTCAATATGCAACTGTTGTAAGTGTAAATAGTGCAATAGATATAACTACAACAGCAAGTAGTTACTTGCCAAATGCAGCTCCTTGGACTACTACAGGTATTAAGTATAGCATATATTCTCCATCATTACAGGAAGCTGAAAAGGTTTCTTTAGGAAAGATTACCATACTAAACAATTCATTACTAACAAAACCAACTCTTACCTATCCTGCATACACAGAGGAAGAGTTGATAATGACACCGTATCCTGCAACAATTAATCATATTGGACAGGTTCTTTGCCAATACATAAGGTATCCAAAAGACCCTAAGTGGACGTTTATTACATTGGTAAATGGTGAGCCTGCATTCGACCAATCACAACCTGACTATCAAGATTTCGAGATACCACTTGAGGAAGAGCCTACATTGGTAAATAAGATATTGCAACTTGCAGGTATGTCTATTAGAGAGATTGCTGCAGTTCAGTTTGGGCAGGCACAAGAGCAAGCTAACGCACAACAACAACAATAATTATGTCATATATATCACAGTACCAATACTACGAAAACGCAGGAGCTTCTCCAATAGATGCTAATTGGGGTTCGTATCAATACGTATCACTATATGATATCGTAAATAACTTTATGCTTATCTACTCAGGTAACCATAACTTGATTAATAATGAAGAAAGATTTAAGATATTATTTCACGCAAAGAGAGCTATCCAAGAGTTAAACTACGATGCATTCAAAGAGATTAAGGTATTGGAGTTAAGCGTTGATGACCAATTAAGATATGTCCTACCAAGTGACTTTGTAAATTGGGTTAGGATATCAATTGAAAAAAATGGGATATTGCATCCACTAAGCGAAAATATTCAGACCAATTGGTCAAGTGCATACCTTCAGGACAATACAGGTAAGATATTATTTGATGTTAATGGAAATATATTGTCCCCTCAATTCTCAGATTTAGATTATGAAAGAATATTTGGATTGGGTGCAACAATATACTTGAATAACTCATCTCCGTATAATGGTTCTTATGGATACAATGACAATGGTATATGGTACTTTGGAAGAGAGATAGGTTCTCGTTTTGGGTTAAACACTGAGACTGCAAATGGAAATGCAACATTTACGATTAATAAAAAAGCAGGTGTAATAAACTTTAGCTCACATACGCAAGGAGAATTAGTTGTTCTTGAGTACATATCAGATGGTATGGAGAATGGGAACGATGCAAGCGTAAGTGTAAACAAGCTATTTGAAGAGTATGTATACGCAGCTATAGAGTTTGCTATACTAAATTCAAAGTTTGGAGTACAGGAGTACGTTGTAAGCAGAGCAAGAAAAAGAAAGACTGCACTATTGAGAAATGCAAAGATTAGAATAAGTAACATACACCCAGGTAGATTGTTAATGAATCTTAGAGGACAAGATAAGTGGTTAAAATAATATGGCAAAACTAACAAGGAATTTTACGTTAGGAAGAATGAATAAGGTCGTTGATGAGCGACTTGTCCCTAATGGTGAGTATATTGATGCATTGAATATCAGAATGGGTTCTACCGAGCAATCTGAGATTGGTGTTATAGAAAACTCAATGGGGAATATAGGACTTACATCTTTATCCTACGATGGTACACCACTTAGTATTAGTGCTAAGTGTATTGGTGCTTATGAGGATGGGACTAATGAGACTATATATTGGTTTGTTACTGACGATGATTTTGATGGTGCTAATGGTAAGATTGATTTAATTGTATCTTATAATGTTAAGTCAGATATATTAACATATCATATTATAAGCATAGATGATGGCTCTACAGGGAATACCACTCTAAACTTTAATAAGCAATATCTTATCACAGGAATAAACAAAATTGAGGATTTATTGTTTTGGACAGATGACTATAATCAACCAAGAGTTATAAATGTAAAAAGAAGTTATGGTAATCCAATAGGTGGTGTTGATGGATTTATAGAGAAAGAAATACTTGTTATAAAGCAACCACCATTAGCTGCGCCTATAGCAGTCCCAACAGAAACATCTACTCAAGATAATTTTTTAGAGGAAAGATTTATATGCTTTGCCTATAGATATAGATACGCAGATAATCAGTACTCAGCAACATCACAATGGAGCAAACCTGCGTTCTTGCCTAACGCATTCAACTATGATATTTCAACTGCACTGAATAGTGGGATGATAAGCACATATAATATGGCTATTGTTACATACAACTCAGGTAGCTCGCTTGTAGTTGGAATTGACTTATTGTTTAAGGAGATGGATTCTCCTATAATAAGAGTAATCGAAAAGATTAATAAGAAAGATAATGGATTAGCTGATAACACAGACTATTCATTTCAATTTCAAAATAGTAAGATATTTACGATACTACCTGACTCAGAGATACTAAGACTATATGATAATGTCCCAAGGCTATCAAAGTCTCAGACTATGATGGGGAATAGATTAATGTATGGTAACTATGTTGAAGGGTATGATTTAGTTGATTTAGGTGGTACACCACTTAGATTAGAATATATTTCAAATTTATTGCAAAATGAAATAGGTGCTTCTGATATATCTTATACCTTAGATAATGGTAATTATTTGTTTGGAGGAATAATTACTATACCTAATTCTATTGTATACTTTGATTTTAATGGAATTGATTTAATTAAAGGGGCTTCTATAACATTTGATATAAGATATAAATATAATTCATACGAAGGTGACGTTCCAAATCCAACAGAGACTCAGCCACCAACTACAGTATCATTTACATATATATTACAACAAGATTTTAGTAGTGTTTATGTACTTTGCCAGGATTCTGATTTTATAGAAAAGATAGGAACAATTTCAAATATAGAACCTGTATCTAACTCTTGTTTTGGCTCAACATTTACAGATGTGTTTAACTGTTCGGTTGAACAAACTCTTTCAGGGGCTACATCAGTATCAAAATATGAAAGTGGTATATCTGCAGCAGGTCAACCAATTCAAATATTTTCATCTACATCATCTTCATCTATAGGACTACAATTGCCTGCAATGAGATACGTAGACAATCCTGCATCTGTTGGATTTGAGACATACGCATACTATACTATAGAGTTTGCAGGGGCTACGTATAGAGAGATAGGAAACCCTACGAGTTTACATAGTAATAGAGGTTATGAAGTTGGTATTGTATATATGGATGAATTTAACAGGTCATCCCCTGCATTGGTAGGGCCTAATAATGCAGTTCATATTCCTTGTTCAGCATCTGAGCTTCAGAATCAAATTCAAATAAATATACCTGTTGGACAGATAGCTCCATATTGGGCAAAGAGATATAAGTTTGTTATAAAGGCAGATAGAGATACATATGAGACAATATATTCTCAGTTCTTCTTTAGAGACCCAATATCAGGGGCTGATTATTTTTTACTTGAAGGACAAAATTCTCAGAAAGTTGAGGTAGGTGACGAGCTTATTGTTAAAAAAGACACAGCAGGGGCTTTAAATACCTGCGCCTATACAACTGTATTGGAAAAACAGGCACAACAAGCAGATTTCTTAGACCCTGCACCACTTGATGCATTGGGTGTTGCTATACCTATACCACAGGGTGTATATATGAAGTTAAGAGCTAATAACTTTAATACATCATTAGATACATCGGATGGATTACCTAATTCTTTTATTTGGGGTGGAAGAACTACATCTACAAAAGAAAGTCCTTGTGGACAGTTTAACACTCAAGTTAATTACCCAAATCCTTCAGGGGCATCTCCTGCTTATGTAGATATACCAATCCCTGCAGGTTCAAAAATAAAAATAAATTTTGAAAGCATAAGAATTGGCAAAGGCTGTGGAGTTAGTGGAGTTGAGGGAAGAAGATATACATATGAAGGTAATTTTACATCATCAAAGGACTATACAAGCTTTAAAGCTTGGTGGGATGGAGATAATGTAGGAGGAACTTTAAATGGCCCTAATTCACAAAGAAGTGCAACTTGCAATCAAGCTGAACCAATTGCAATTTATGACCCTATTTTATCAGGTGGTGGTGCAAATACTTGTTCTCTTGATGTAAACTTACAATTTGAGCAAGCAGGTGCAGGTCAACCAATGTATCTTGTGTATAGTGGTATCTTAGGATATACAACTAAGAATAAAGAAACAAATAATAAAATTAGTATTGAAGTAATAAGAGCTAATAATCTTATTGTATTTGAGACTCAACCATTAGATGCTGCGCCTAATTTATGGTATGAATCAAGTGAAGTATTTGATATAAATGAAATTGGAGAACACAATGGGAATATACAAAACCAAAACTTTATAGATAATGACCCTGCTATTATTCTTACTGATTTTTATAATTGCTATGCTTTTGGTAATGGAGTAGAAAGCTATAAGATACAGGATGCTATAAATGGTAAGAGGGTAACATTAGGTAATAGAGCATACCTAACAACTACTGTTGAGTATAAGGAATCAAGAAGATTCTCTGATATTACATATAGTGGTATATTTAATCCTGAGTCAAATATAAACAAGCTAAATGAGTTTAATCTTGGTTTGTTAAACTATAAACAATTAGAGAGTTCGTTTGGCCCTATTAATAAATTATTCGCAAGGGAAACAGATGTATTAACTTTACAAGAGGACAAGATATCATACGTGCTTGCAGGTAAGAATTTATTGTCAGATGCAGCTGCAGGAAGTGCATTAACATCAGTACCTGAAGTTCTTGGAACTCAAATCGCAAGGATTGAAGAATTTGGTATATCCAATAACCCTGAAAGTTTTGCTCAGTGGGGTTCTGATAAATTCTTTACAGACGCTAAGAGAGGGTCTGTATTACAACTAAAAGGCGAGTCATACAATAGCGACCAATTATCTGTGATATCTCAGCAAGGTATGAGAACTTGGTTTAGAGATTTATTTATAGACTCATTTGACACTCAGAAGTTAGGTGGATACGACCCATATATGAATGAGTATGTTATAACAAATAATGATATCTTATTGCCTTTAGAGCCTGTATGTAACGAGTGTGGTAAAACAATCGCAGTAACAGTTACAGATATAAATTCATTTAATGCTTGCATAGACCTTGGTGATTTAGTTGGTAGCACAGATGTCGAGTATACTGCATCATCTGTAACAGGTACATTTACAATTAATGCAAATTATGATGGTAATACTTATAGTACAGGGGCAGTTTCTACAAGTGGTGTATTAAACTTTGATAAGAATGTAGTTAATGAGAAGACAATGCTATTGGATATTACATCTACAGGTAGCGTAACACTTCAATTAACTTTAAAATGCCCTCAAATTCAAGAGATAACTATTATATTAGTTACAGTTACAAGTAACTCTGATGCAGGTTTATTTACAACAAATCAGTATAGATGGTTAAGTGGTACATTCAACTCTCCACTGCATACTCAGAACATACAATTTGCTCTGTCTAATTTTAACCCATTGGTATCAAATTATTCAGTAATAACAGGCGCACAGGGTGGTGGTGTTATACCTACAGATGGAGCTATCGTTACTATGTTCAACAATACAATTGTACCTGATAACTTTTCATTCAATGAGTTTGTAAATAGTTTTAAGTACCTTAGAACATCTACGCTTTATAATAATACTCCTTCAGAGATTCAGTCATTAATTGTTGCAGCCACAGATGCTACA